ACCAAAAACTTTCATCACCTTCTCTATCAAATCGGCTGCAATCTTTTTCGCAGTACGGGCGTCCCCATCAATAGCCTTTGCGTAGACAGTAAACCGAACCGGGACATCCCGAATCAATTGCTTGTCTGTCCCCTCCCCTGACATGCGAGTCGTTATTGAACCAGCCTCTACCTCAAACACACAATACGGGAAGGGCGTTTCTTTCCCTGCATCGCCATCGTTGAGAACGTCATGCAGGTCATCTTCGCCAGCAGCCCAGTACACATCAAAGTCTGTATTGAGACTGCTAGCGTCCCAAACGACGTTGATCGCCTCGTGCAGTTCTGAGGAGCCAGCAAGTGTCATTTAATTGGTCCCGTAAGAATTCGTCTGATTGTAGGCAATTCTTCTCTCAATGTGCGTGTCAAAAATTGTCGTTTCATTCGCAACTCCAGAATCACTCCGTAATCTAGAGGTGTACCGACGTACCCATCATAGATTCCTTTGCCAGCCGGGATTACCTTGCTAAAAATGGTTTTCTTTAGCAGTGTTGTATCAGCCTTCGGAAATTCGCCAGGCTTGCTTCGATTCGTTACAACCCTGCCTCCTCGTGGCCCTGTGCTCTTTGTAACTGGCCGGTTGATGTTTTTTACAACCTTGTCTTGCAAGAATTGAGTGGCCAACATCATACGGCCCTTCATTGTCAAGTTGACTTTCGATATCAACTTCTTATCGAACCACTCCCAACCAACAGCCTGCCGCTTAGCTACGGCACCCCGCCGGCCCCGTGCCGCCAATACGTTTGCTGATGGTCCCTTCGCCATTGCTATCCTCCAGCCATTCCTAACCGCTGCTCATAGGCAGGCAAGTCTTTTTCATACCGTGGCTGGGCATTCCTGGTAACGCTGCCCGGATTGAGCAGGAAATCACCCGGCAAGTCATCAATATCTTCCATGTCAGGCTTCGGACCTTCAACCATAACTGCATGGTCTGAATCCAGGATTTGAAGCATTTCCCGACAGAGCGTCTTCATTCGATCAACGTCAAGCTCACCTGATTTCAAAGGAACCCCATTGAGAGACTTACCAGGCCAGCTTGCTATAATATCGGATTGCGACAGTACCTTATGAATCTCCTCACACAAAGCGGTGTTTCCATGCAACGGATCGATGATCGTATAGGCACACTTGGCCGGGTTCACGTGGAGTTGCATTCCAGGAACCTCAGGCATCAACGGCATGATCTTGCATGTCGCACGGGCCTTGATAGCCCCTCGCAATATGCAACCAGGAATACTCTGAATACGCATATCACTATTTCTAGGCGTGCTGATTTCAATTCCGAACGGGGGCACTACCACTTCGATTTTCTCTTTCACTACGGTACTCATGTCAAGTCTCCTGTCTCCAAATGAAGGGGGAAAAGCCCTCAAAGCCGGCGGAGACAAACCGGCTCTGAGGACAAACAACAAACACCGTTATGCAGGTGCCGTAGTAGTCAGTGCAGCACAGGCAGCTCGTTCAAGCTGACCGCCGAATCTGGCGGTTGCATTGATTCCTATCTCGTGCCGACGGGTAAGGGTTTCCCCACCCGTGGCCATTTCAATCGTCAGCCCACGCCGGCGATACATTCGATACCGGGCCAGCACGGCGTAGAATACTTGCGTGTTGGCAAGGGACTCATTGATCTTGTACGGACGGTTCATGATGCTGTACTCATCATAGTCCATACCAAAGATTCGACGGGCATCAGCAGCACCCACCGGGATAGCCTTGGCCCGCTCGAAGCTCTGTTCTGTTCCACAGAAGACAATCGAATTCTTGACAGCGGCAGTATGCTCTTGTTTGGGAACTGTGTACCGCATCGCTTCATAATTGCCGAGGGAGGTTGCACCACCCCATGCAACGGCTGTAACACCAGCATGAATCGTGATACCTTCCGGCTGGGTCGTTCCGTTGCCAGTGGCAATCACGTCATCCAACTCTTGTAGGAGCCGCTCACCGTACTGCTGGGTGAAGATTTGACCGAAATTGATCGGGGTGTCCGAAATGAAATCCTTACCAATACGAACGTAACCCTCAATCCGATAGATCGTAGTGTCAAATGCTGCCACATAAGCAGCCGTATTGAAAACTGCGATTGGTGTGGCATCAACACCACCCCATGTCATAGTGATGTTCCCAATCGAAACAGCCTCAATACGACGGCCGCGTTCAAGTGGAACCACCTTGACCAACGGATACAATTCACCTTGGAGCAAGGGAGCGGAAATCACATCGTCATCGAACACAATCGGGGCAGCTTCCAAACCACCGGATGCAGCGTCGTCGATCAGATCCTTCTGCTCACGGGGGGACAAGCGGCGATCCTTGATATCCTCGTAGTCACCACCATCAGTCGCACCCGCCCAATTGTACTCCCTCATGGCATACTGTAGCAGCTCCTTCTCATTTTCTTTGAGGGCAGCATACCCAGCCTCACGGCTGCTATTTCGTTGTGCCGTTGCACATAGGAGCTTCAAATACACGCCATTAACAGCCTTGTCACGATCGGAAGGATGTTCCATTACTCTTCCATCCATCGACATCACTGGCATTCCAGCCTGAGCATGACGCTGACCAGATTTGTGGGTATCCGGATAGGTCATTATGGACTTGGTGCTGGAATACATCTCAGCCGCGTTTTTGACACGGGGCTCCGAGCTGCCCATATCAGTATCACCTCCTGTCAGTCCAACATTCTTTTGGAAGTCTTCAGGCAGGGGAGCAGCCTTGTTCTCCGGCTCCACCTTCTTTTTGGGAGCTGTGTTTCCCGGCTCTGGTTCCACCTTCTTTTCAAGGGCCTTGGTTTGGGCCTCTGCCAGCTTCGCCAGTCCATTAACAACTGCATCCAGCTTGGAAGCCAGATCAACAGCCTTCGAGTCTTCCTTGTCAACCGTCAATTCGGCCAACATCGTTACCGTAAGTGAGCCGTCAGCAAGTGCCTCACCGGCGGCTTTGCGATAGTCGTCATCACTGGCGTCTTTTTCAACACCCTTATGTTCAACGAGCCACGCCTTCAACGCAATTGTCATTTTCATCTTTTTACCTCATGGGTTGACAATTGATATAAAACCGCCTTACTACGCTGCAAGGCTGCTTAACTACCTAACAGGGAACGTACTTCTTCTGCTGTTCGTTTTTGTTGTTCATTTTTATCCACAACTTCCAGAGCACCCTTGAACCGTTGGCGTTGCTCTTTAGTGGATTGGAAAATGAGAAATGCCATTACTTCCTTGGCAGTCAATCCAATCTGTTTTGTTTCCTCTTCCTCTTCCGTTCCCAAGGACTTGAGTACAGTCTCCAATCCCGTACTAGCCTCACGCAACGTGGCCTTGGCCGGACGTGGTATGTCCATACCCACCACTTCATTTATTGCCTCTACTGCATCCCTGATCTTGTACTCATTGCTCTTACTTAGAACGCGACCGGCCTTGGTTTCTTCCGGTCGGTTCTGCTTTTCGACGTTTTCCAACTCTACCGATAGTTTCACTTCCTTGGGCTCCCCTGTAAACTCAGGACCATTCTCACCCTGAATCCAGGATGTCTTGAAGTATCGCTTCGTGCCATCGTCACTTACTTCCCAACAAATTACAGCATAGTTCGGGAACGTGGCAGCAAGGAAAATCCAATCATCTTCCTTCACCCCCAACCCCTTACCAGACAGAAACGACTTTGCACCACGATGGAGGGCTTGGGTTGTTGACTCCCAACGGCCCTCCAAGTTGCCATCAAAATACTTTACTTCTCCTCCATCTTCGGAACCTTTTGCGTCTTCGGTCCCTTCTTCCGCTCCCTCCGTTCCGCTCGCATCTGCATCCTCTTTGACTGGTGGGCCACCGTCTCGCCCCTCCGCTCCGCCCTCTGCCTCTCCGCTAGTGTCATTTCCTGCATTTCCAATCTCCTTACCGTTTACGGTTAGTTTCAGATCAATTCCAACCGGAACTGTTTTCGGTTGGAGTTCACGAATTGACTTTCCATATCGTTTCATCAGCGGAGACTTGAGCTTGCCACCCTCCACCAACGACAAAAACACTTCCTCAGTTTCAGCGTCCGTGTTACTTGGAACGCTGACCAACGACTCTTCCATAACCTCAAATCGCTTTACATCAAAACCAATTGGCTCTTTGCTACCATCCTCCCTGATTTCCTCAAATTCCAACGCCCGGAAACCATGGCTGAACCGTCCCATATCATTGTCAACCATCACCGCCGAATCGTGGCACAGGTCATTCATATCTACAATCGCACTGACAACTTTCAAGCAATCCTTGGAGTGTTCCACTACACCGACCATCTTACCAATCGGCAACGTAGGAACATGCTGCCAAAGCAATAGCATTTTGGGGTCTGGTAATGCCCCCTCTGATCGCAAAATATCCCCGTCACGATCCAATCTCGGGGTAGTGAGTTTGTGCGTGAAAGCAATCAGCGTATCTTTCGGGAATGTAAACTGGCTCCGAAGCGTTTTCAGCCCAGCAGCATCCTTGATCTCTTCCACCACCATATCCGAATTGGAATACACCAGCGTTTCAGCAGCCTTTACCAATACATCATTGAAACTGGTCCGGCCCTTCGATGCGTACTTATAACAGGTGTCCATTCCTACACGGTCCCGCAACGTCGAAACGTATTGATCGGCCATGATAATGCCGT